TAGTAGCAGGAACTGCAATCGTAAATGTAAATATAGAAGGTGCCGGTTTAGTAACAACTCAATCTTTTAATCCATTTACACAATCAGTAAATCAATTTACTCAAAGTGCTCAAACATCAATAAATGCATTAAATCAAAGTTCTGCATCACAACAAGTTAGTATTAATGCGTTAAATGTATTCACTGCATCTCAATCAACTGCAAGTATTGTAAACTCAATAAGTAGTTTAAACCAATTCACACAATCTGCAGGGATAAGATTAACTAATTTAGAAACAACTACTGCATCCCTAAACACATCAGTAAGTAATTTAAATTCAGCAACGGCTAGTATTAATACTTCAATAACTAATTTAAACTCAACTACTGCAAGTATTAATTCATCTATAACTCAATTGAATGCATCATCTGCATCTCAACAAGTTTCTATAAATGCAATCAATCAAGCAACTCAATCACTACAAAATAGAACAGGAAGTTATGCAACTACTGGCTCAAATACATTTAGTGGTAATCAAATCATTAGCGGAACATTCCAAGTAACTGATGGTAATGATGCTAGATTTTCAGTAGGTGTAAATGCTAATGATATTGTAATGATAGCAGGTGCAACATCAAATATAAGCATGTCATTTGGTGGAGATTTAGCAATGTTTGGTGATAATGTATCACTTCGTAATTCAGTAGGTGATGCACAATTTGTAATTTATAACGGAACAGGTGCAGCACAAAAAGCATATACTACACAGGTAACTGCAACAGGTCCTAGTGGTAGTTGGCTTTTAAAAGATGCACAATATAATAAAACATATATTACAGTAGGAGGAAGTGATGGGAATGTTTATGTAGAAGCTCCTTTAAGAGTTAATGCACCATTCACTGCTTCTTTACAACAAGGGTATGTATGGGTAGGTAATGGGAGTGGTGTTTCATCATTAGTAGCTACATCATCATTCATTGATACATTTGTAAGTGGTAATTTAGTAACGACTTCTTCATTCAATGCATATACATCATCTAACAACCAAAGAGTTAATTCATTAGAAATAAATTCAGCTAGTGTTAATATATCAGTAAGTGCATTAAACACATTCACTGCATCACAATCAACTGCTAGTTTAGTAACTTCAATAACTAACTTAAACACATTTAGTGCATCTGCATTAGTGTCTATTAGTAATTTAAATTCTGCTACTGCAAGTTTATTTGGTAGTGCTAGTTTAGCATTGACAACTGCATCATTTAATAACGGAACTCGTAACTTAACATTTACAAAAGGGGATAACCAAACCTTTAGTGTTAATATACCAGATGTATCAGGTAGTGCAGGAACATTCGTAACTACATCATCATTCAACGCATACACACAAAGTAATGACCAGAGAGTAAGTTCATTGGAAGCAAATAGTGCAAGTGTAAACACATCTATTGCAAATATCAATACGACTACTGCAAGTTTAAATACATCAGTAAGTGCTTTAAATACATTCACTGCATCTCAATCAACTGCATCGTTAGTAACTTCAATAAATAACTTAAATACTTTTTCAGCATCTGCATTAGTATCAATAAGTAATTTGAATACGACTACTCAAAGTTTAAATACATCTGTAACTAATTTAAATTCAGCTACTTCTTCTCTTTTTGGAAGTGCTAGTTTATCTTTATATACCGCATCAGCAGTTGGAAATACAATTACTTTTACAAAGGGTGACACATCTACATTTAGTGTAAGTGTTGTTGCTGCTCCAATAGACACAGGTAGTTTTGCAACAACTGCATCTTTCAACGCATATACATCTTCTACAAATAGTAGATTAAACAATATAGAAACAACTACTGCTAGTTTAAACACATCAGTAAGTAATCTAAATACTGCAACTGCAAGTTTATTTACTTCTACAAGTTTAAGTTTAATAACTGCATCATTTAATAATGGGACTAGAAACTTAACATTTACAAAAGGAGATAATCAAACATTTAGTGTAAACATTCCTGATGTTAGCGGAAGCGTAGGTGGATTTGCAACATTAGGAGCAAATACATTTACAGGTAGTCAAACAATATCATCAAGTCTTAATGTTTCAGGAAGTGCAAGCTTCGTAGGTGGTGATGTAAATTTCACAGACCAAGGTAGAAATATAAACATAGATGTAGATGGAATAATCATAAAAGGACAAAAGGCAGTATTGATTTCACAATCATTAGATATACAAAATACTTTAACTGCAAGTTTAGCAACTGGATTTACATATGTAGGTAATGCAACTGGTAGAACAACAACTGTTGCTACATCATCTTTTGGAACACCAATACCAAGCGGAACAATTTCAGGTAGTGCACAAATAACTGCATTAGGATTTGTTAGTTCATCTGTAACTGCAAGTTCATTAGTAACTGCATCTGTAAATCTTAATACAATTACATTTACTAAAGGTGATGCATCTACATTCGCATTGACAGTTAATACAGGTAGTGGTGGAGGTGGTGCTGCATTCCCATTCACAGGAGATGCAGTTATTACAGGTAGTTTATTAGTATCTGGAAGTGGAATACCTGATGTTACAGTAATTGGTAATGTTCATATCACAGGTAGTTTAGTAGGACAACCTATTACATTATCAGTATCAGCAAACACTGCAAGTTTGAATATGACTGCAGGAAATAATTTCGTATTAACTCTTCCTTCATCTTCAACAACACATATAACTGCAACAAATTTAATTGCAGGTCAAACCCTAAACTTATTAATTAAACAACAAGTTGGACCTGGAACGGGTAGTATCACATTTGCACCTTCAATCCTATTCCCATCAGGATTAGATATGCAGGCAACTGCAACAGGAAGTGCAATTGATTTGATTTCTATGATTTCATTTGATACAACCAATTTGATGGCAGCAAATGTTAAAAACTTAAAATAATATGTTGACAGCAGTAGCAGTAGAACAAGGTAATGTAGTAACGGAAGGATTAAATGCATGGTTTGACTTCGGCAATACTGAATGTTTTAATCCAACACTATTTACAGGTAGTATATCTGCAGGAACTAAATTTAATAATCTTGCACCAGGTCAATCTGCTGTAAGCGGAACAATAAATGGAACAGTTAACTGGTCAACTGCATATGGTGGATGTATGAACTTACCATCATCAGGTAATCCAGAATTATCTTATACAGCAGGCTTATCTGCATCATTTACCACACAAATTGTATTAACACCAGCAACAGATGCTAATGCATCTGCTAACTGGACTTCAGATGGTGGTGCATGGCCTGGATATAGACCTGCAACTAATGGATGGGTTATGTCACAACAAAATGGTGGTGTGCAAACTGGAAATTATTTACTTGGAGTATTATGGGCCGGCGCATCAGCTGCAACTTTACCAAATTCAACAACTCAACCTGCAAGTGGATGGGATATATATGCAAGATTTCCAAGTGTATATACTTTTACAACTAATGGAAGTAATTCACATAACACATATACAAATAATATTCTAAAAGCAACAGATACTACAACTAGGACTAGAGGTAATTCTGCCGTAGGACAAATATACATTGGAAGAGACCCGGTATTGACAAGATATGGAACAGGTCGTGTAGTTGCATATTTACATTACAATAGACAACTATCAGATGCTGAAATTTATCAAAATGTTCAATTTTACTTAAACCGAATTGGAACTAGATAAATAAAAAATAACTATAAAACAAAAAAACATTGTTTTTAATAATATAAACCAAAAATATATGAACGCTAAAAATGTATTAAGCAAGATTGTAGAGTTTTTATCAACTAACGAAGTTGAATTAACATATGCTAAATTAGCAGACGGAACAATCGTAGAAAGTAAAACTTTCGATGTAGGTGAAGACCTATTCGTAGTTTCTGAAGATGGAACTAAATCACCAGCACCAAACGGTTTCCACGACTTGATGTTGAAAGACAGTGAAGGAAACGAAACTCTTTTAAAAGTAAAATCAGAAGATGGTAAAATCGTTGAAAGAGAGAATGTAGAAATGGCAGACGCTGAAATGGTTAAAACAGAAAAACTTCCATCAACAGGTAATGAAGATGAGAAGAATGTAATGCCAGAAGTTCCAAACTCTGTAACAGATGGTTATCAAAAGATGGCTGAAGAAACTGAAGAAGTTGACCCTAATATGCCTGAAACTGATGGTGAACCAATGGATGAGAGTGAAGATGGTGAAAGCGAAGTAGAAATCAATTTAGCTGATGTTCTTAAGAAAATGGAAGACATGGCTTACAGAATTGAAGAAATGGAAAAGAAAATGCAAAGTATGGAAGATGTAGTAGTTCCTCCAGTTGGCCAAAAAGTTAATGAGGAAGTTGCAATGGAAGAAGAGGAGTTACCAAAATTAGATGGTGCTCCAATCGAAGACCCTAACTTCATACACAAGTTCAACTCAAATAGAAAAAATTACGGTGAGAAAATTAGAGATGCACAATCTACTTTCTTATCTAAACTTTATAATTAAAAATATTTTAAACAAAAAAAACGAATTAACATGAACAAAATTCAAAAATTCGCTAATATCGCAGGTGCACAACCTACATTTACAAGTCCATCTACACCAACTTATGCTGGTGAAGCGGCTTCAGGATATATAGCGGCTGCGCTTTTAAGTGCAAACACTTTGGATAAGAAGTTAGTTACAATTATGCCTAATGTGAAATATCGTAGCGTAATTCAAAAACTAGAGTTATCCAATTTAATTCAAGATGCTTCTTGTGATTTCTCTGCAGCAGCATCTGCATCTTTATCTGAAAGATACATCACTCCAGATGAATTCCAAGTTAACTTACAATTGTGTAAGCAAACTTTCGTTCAATCATGGCAAGCGATGCAATTAGGTTTTTCAGCTTTTGATGAAATTCCTAAAGATTTCAACGATTTCTTAATTTCTTATGTAGGTGGTAATGTAGCTCAAGCTATTGAACAATCTATTTGGGCTGGTAATGGTTCTACTAACGGTCAATTTGATGGTTTCCAATTATTGTTATCTGCTTCAGTAGCAGCAACAATCGGTGGTTCTTCAACTGATGTTTTACCTGCAAGATTAACAGGTAGTGGTTCTGCTATCATCTCTGGTAGCGTTACTTCAGCGAATGTATTATCTAAATTACAATCAGTAGTTGAAACAATTCCAACAACTGTTTATGGTAAATCAGATTTAGTTCTTTACATTCCTACGAATGTAGCTAAAGCTTACCAATTAGCAACTGCAGGTTTAGCTTCAACTGGAACTGCATTAACTAATGTTGGTGCTAATGGTTATCAAAATCAGTTTGTAATTGGTGAAAAACCATACAACTT